AGTTAGATGGAACTGGAGTTTCTGGTATTACATTAGATATTTCCAAAGCACAAATTCTTTGGATGGATATTGAGTGGTTGGGTCTTGGTACAGTTCGAATGGGATTTGTGATTGATGGGAAGTTTATTCACGCACACTCATTCCACCACGCAAACAGAATTCAATCAACCTATATTACAACAGCATCACTTCCTTTAAGATATGAAATTTTTAATAGTGGAATTACTACAAGCAGCAGCACTATGAAACAAGTCTGCTCTTCCGTAATTTCTGAAGGTGGTTATGAACTGCGCGGATTGCAACAAGGAGTACATACTCTAATCACAGCACCAGTAGATTTACCAACTCCTGCTGGAACTTATTATCCTGTGATTTCTATTCGTCTTAAATCTTCTCCAAATAGATTAGATGCGATTGTAATTTTGACAGCACTATCACTATTGGGAAATGGAAATGGTCCTTATTATAATTGGCAAGTGAGAGCATCAGCAACAACTGGTGGTACTAATTGGGTAAGTGCTGGTCCGGATAGTGCTGTAGAATATAAGATTGGTGGAGGAACTGTGAGTGGTGGAAGAGTTCTAGCATCTGGATTCTTCTCATCAAATAACCAATCTTCGGCATCAGTAGATATTCTGAAAGAAGCATTATTTAAGTTTCAGTTAGAAAGAAATGGATTGACTGGAACTCCTTATGAATTGACACTTGTATGTGCTACGAATACTGCTGGTGCCGATGTTTATGCTTCTCTGGACTGGGAAGAGATTAGTAGGTAATTCTTATGAGTGAGGTATATCTTGGTAATCCACTATTAAAGAAGGCAAATACTCCTATTGAGTTTTCTCAAGAGCAAGTCCTGGAATTTATTAGGTGTAAAGACGACCCTGTTTATTTTGCAAATAATTATATTAAAATTGTTTCTCTTGATGAAGGTTTGACTCAATTTAAACCTTATGACTTTCAGGAAAGATTAATCAATAGGTTTCATAATAATAGATTTAATATTTGTAAGATGCCACGACAGACTGGAAAGTCTACTACTGTGGTTTCATATCTTTTACACTATCTCATTTTTAATGATAGTGTAAATATTGGCATTCTAGCAAACAAGGCAGCAACCGCAAGAGAATTGTTACAAAGACTTGCGACTGCCTATGAAAACTTGCCAAAATGGATGCAACAGGGTATTATATCTTGGAATAAGGGTTCTATTGAGTTAGAAAATGGCAGTAAGATATTGGCAGCTTCTACATCTGCGTCTGCTGTCAGAGGCATGTCGTTTAATATCCTCTTCCTCGACGAATTCGCTTTCGTTCCAAACCATATTGCAGACTCGTTCTTTGCATCTGTTTATCCTACTATTACTTCTGGCAAAAACACAAAAGTCATAATGGTTTCTACCCCACACGGGATGAATCATTTTTATAGGTATTGGAATGATGCTGAAAAGGGGAAGAATGAATATATTCCAACAGATGTTCATTGGTCAGAAGTTCCTGGAAGAGATGCTGCTTGGAAGGCACAAACAATTGCAAACACTTCGGAACAACAATTTAAGGTTGAGTTTGAGTGTGAGTTTTTGGGGTCTGTTGACACCTTAATCGCACCATCAAAACTTAAATCTTTTGTTTATGAAAATCCCATTATAAGAAATGCTGGATTAGATGTTTATGAACATCCAAAAGAAAATCACGATTATTTAATTACAGTTGATGTTGCTAGAGGAGTGAGTGAGGATTATTCAGCATTCGTTATTATTGATATTACCGAGTTTCCTCACAGAGTTGTTGCGAAGTATAGAAATAATGAAATAAAACCAATGATGTATCCAAACATTATATACGAAGTAGCAAAAAATTACAACGGTGCTTATGTGTTGTGTGAAGTTAACGACATTGGCGACCAGGTAGCTTCATTGCTACATTATGATTTGGAGTATCAGAATATTTTAATGTGCTCAATGAGAGGAAGAGCAGGACAATCTGTTGGGCAAGGATTTTCTGGAAAGAAAACTCAGATGGGAGTTAAGATGTCCAAAACCGTTAAGAAAGTTGGAGCACTTAATCTCAAAACAATTATTGAAGAAGATAAACTTATTTTCAATGATTATGAGATTATTGCCGAACTTACAACTTTTGTCTCAAAGCATAATTCATTTGAGGCAGAAGAAGGATGTAATGATGACTTGGCAATGTGTTTAGTCATTTATGCTTGGTTAGTTGCTCAAGATTATTTTAAAGAATTGACTGACCAGGATATCAGAAAGAGATTATACGACGAACAAAAAAATCAAATAGAGCAAGATATGGCACCATTCGGATTTATACTCGATGGAGTTAATGATGATAGGTCTTTTGTTGATGATAGTGGGGACAGATGGTATACGGATGAATATGGTGATATGGCATATATGTGGGATTATAGGTAATGGAAATAGATGACGATATTGATGGTCAGATAAAATTAGGTCATTTATTGTTGAATGATAGGAAGTGTAGGTCTTGCGGACAAATCAAAAATCTTTTAGCAAACTTTTATAGAACAAGAAAAAATAGAGGAATGATACCATCATCATACTCATATGAATGTAAAGAATGTACAATAAAAAGAGTAATTTCTAGTAGAATAGTGTCCAAAGTCTCAGATAAGTGGGAATATCCTGATTGGTAATCCTGTTCATTGACTGTTTCCCCACTGAAACTTTAGGTTTTCCTAAATATTTTTTAGATAAACTGAGATTCAGGAGAAAATTAAATGGCGACTCCTCAATTATCTCCCGGTGTATTAATCAGGGAGGTTGACCTAACAGTAGGAAGAGCTGATAATGTTTTAGATAACATTGGTGTTATTGCGGGACCTTTCCCCCTAGGACCAGTTGAGGAACCAATTGATATTACCACAGAGCAAGACCTAATCAATGTCTTTGGTAAGCCTCTTTCCACAGATGCACAGTATGAGTACTGGATGAGTGCATCTTCTTTCCTCTCATATGGAGGAGTTCTTAAGGTTGTAAGAGCAGATGGTTCAAATCTGAGAAACGCAAATGTTCTGACTGTTGGAACAGGAAGTACTGACAGCCTCAGAATTAAGAATTTTGATGATTATGAATTAAATCACGCAGATGATGCTGCTGATTATATTTTTGCTTCAAAGACACCTGGTTCTTGGGCAAACGGACTTAAAGTTGCTTTAATTGATGATAAAGCAGACCAAACAATCAGCGGAATTAGCACTGGAACATTTACATTTAATGTAGGTGTAACGACTACCGTCACATATACTGCTGTTGCAACTGAAATTGGTGTTACGACAACTGCGGGCATTTTACTCGGAGATGAAGTAAGAGGTAATGAAATTGGAGCGGGAACAACCGTTGTTGGCATTTCCACAGGTCTTATTACTTTATCGAAAGCATCCACAGGAACTAATGGTTTTGTTGAAACTGTAGAATTTGGTTCAACATCATCCTCTGGAACAGTTCAAGTTGGATTCGCAGTAACTACACCTCTCACAAACGTAACAGTTGTTGGTGCTGGAGCAACTTCATCCTTCAATGGATATCTGAAAGCAATTGTTACTGGTGTTGGTGATGACAGTGTTGATGTTAAGATTCTTTCTCGTGTAAGTTCTGCTGGTGTTGAGACTCCAATTTCTTATGCAGAAAGTACTCCAGGAAATGCTTTCTTAGCAGAAACTTCAATTTCATATGTAAATAACTCAGGAGTTTCTGTTGCCACAACATCAATTCCGGCAGGAGGAGTTGTTGATTGGTATGAAGAGCAAACCATTTCTTTAACAAATGGTGGAGTTGTTTACTGGAAATCACTTGCTCCAAAACCAGGAACATCCCAGTATGCGGCAGACAGAAATGGTAAGAGTGATGAACTTCACATTGCTGTTTTTGATGACCTTGGAACAGTTACAGGAGTTAAGGGAAATCTTCTTGAGAAGCACATCGGTCTTTCCAAAGCATCTGATGCTGTAAGTGCCATCAATTCTCCAAGAAAGATTTTCTGGAAGAATTATGTTGCTCAATTCTCTGCAAATCTTTATATTGGAGATAATCCATCAGATGAGGGAAATGCTGCAGAAGTTTATTCAACAGCATTCTCAACTGGATTTACTCCAAATACAAATGCTCAAGGTTTCTGGAACTTAGAAGCACAAGATAGAGAATTCAGTGCTATTGGCAATCAACTATATGTTCTTGGTGGTGGCGTTGATTATAGTTCTTCTGGAGGAATGAAAGCTGAACTTGGTAAGATCATTAATGCTTACAACCTGTTCTCCAACAGAGATGAAATCGCGGTTGACTTCATTATTCAAGGACCTAGTGGTGGAGATGACATTTATGAGTCTCAAGCAAAGGCAGCTCAACTGATTTCTATTGCTAACCAAAGAAAAGATTGTATTGCTGTTATTTCACCACACAGACAAGGTGTTGTAGACCAAACAAATACTGAGACTCAGACAAATAGCATTATTGAGTTCTTCAGTGGAGTTAATAGTTCTTTAGCATCTTCTTCTTATGCTGTATTTGATAGTGGATATAAGTACACCTACGATAGATTTAATAACAGATTCCGCTACATTCCTTGCAACCCAGATGTTGCTGGATTG